GAAGCAATAGTTATTGAACATACAGTATTTATGAATAGCCCCAAGACTGCTGCTGACCTTGCATTAGTTCAAGGTGCAATTCTTGGATCAGCAGGACAATCTGGAACTAAAATAATTGGCAGAGTTTCTCCAATTACTTGGCAAATTTTTATGGGTAATGGAAAAATATCTAAAGAAGAACAGTTACTAATACGATCTCAAAATCCTGGAAAGTCTGATTCATACTACAAGGCTCATGAAAGAATGCTTCGTAAAGAAAGAACAATTAAGTTTATTAATATTAATTATGATAGAACAATTACAGATAACGATGTTGCTGATGCCTGCGGTATAGGTCATTGGGCAATAAAAAACTGGGAAAAAGCGATAGGAGAAAGTAAATAATGCCAGAGTTAAATGCAAATATACCACCGATTTCCTGTTATGTAAGAGGAAACTACTTAAGAAATCATCAAGATAGCCACGATAAATATTTTGAGTGCGTAGTCTTTGGTGTTTCAAGTTTAAAATCTAGAAGTCCGCTATTTCATATTATGATGCCAGACGGTGGCCTATGGTGGAGACTTCCGATTTCTGCTTTTTGCACAGAGCCAGGGGTTCCTGAAGTTGATCTACACAATCTAGTGTTGTGGAATTCTTTTAGTCATCACATTGCTGTAACAAGATTTGAAAACCTAACAAACCTTAGAATGTCTTATATAGATAGAACAAAAACAATGAATAAGGGAACCTATCTATTTACATTAGACTGGCACAATCCAGACACAAATGTTTTAGATGATGGGTATTCTGAAAGTCCTGCAGACCATAAGTGTGGACATGTTATTCAAAGAGATGATGGTAATTTTGCAATTCAGCCTAATAACAGAGTCAGGGTATACGAGCCTTCATTTACGCTAGAAAAAGAGTATTTGATTGACAGAATAATCAATGAAAAGAAGTATGACGTAGAAAACCAAGATAAGTGGATAATGGAAAACTCAGATAGGTTTAACTATAACATTGAAGAAAATAAAGGTTGACAAATAACGCTATGCCTGCTAAACTATATACATCGGAAGTCTATATGCGTAAGAGGTACCTTATGGATAAAAAGACTCCAGAAGAGATTGCAAAGGAGTGCGGAGCCAGTATTGAGACTATCTACGTATACCTTGCTAAATTTGGATTAAGGAAGTCTAAGAGATGAATAAGATAAAAAGAATTATATTTATATTGTCATTGGCTGCAGCAGCAGGCATTACATACACGATAGTTGCATTAAAAAATATTCCAGAATCATTTGACTGGAACTTAGAGGAAGATGCCGATGAGGATTATTAGACACTTTGTAGATGTTTCAAAAGCGCTTACACAAAGAGCATTTTGTAAACACTTAGACTCTTCAATATCGTCATGCCCATTTACTGGAAGAACATACACAACATGCCTAAAGTGTTTTAAAAGATTAAAGGTTGAGGTAACTCCGTGAGTGACAATCTTCACATTACTGTTGATCAGGTAAACCATCCTGTTCATTACACATCAGATCCTTCTGGGGTTGAATGTATTCAAATTACTAGACATAGAAACTTTAATGTTGGTAATGCATTCAAGTATTTGTGGAGAGCAGGACTTAAAGATGAAGCAAAAACTATTCAAGATTTAGAAAAAGCCATCTTCTATATTAAAGATGAAATAAATAGATTAGAGGGAAAGTATGTCAAGTGAGACAGAACTTATTCAGCATCTTGATGAAGTTAATCAAGTAGTTACTGAATACCTTAAGGGCAATGATCCAACAGTTATTTCTAAAGAGTTAGACATACCACGTACCCGTGTTGTATCTTTAATTAATGAGTGGAAGGTTATGGCATCTGCTAATGATGCTATACGTGCTCGTGCTAAAGAGGCATTGGTTGGAGCAGATACACACTATACAAAGTTAATTACAAAGGCTTACGAAGTTATTGATGAAGCAAGTCTGTCAACAAACCTTACTGCCAAAACTGCTGGTATTAAATTAGTATTAGATATTGAGTCAAGAAGAATTGACATGCTACAAAAAGCAGGTCTTCTTGAGAACAAAGAACTAGCAGAAGAGATGATTGAAATTGAAAGACGACAAGAAGTTCTTGTTGGAATCCTAAGAGATATTGCTTCAGAGCATCCAGAAGTTCGTGACATTATTATGAAAAGACTTTCTGCTATTGCAAAAGAAGGAGAAGTGATTACAGTTGTCCACGATGTTCAATGAGTTTCTTGAAGTATTAAAAGAAAATCATTTTGTTGAAACCCCAGTTGACGTAAAGACATTTGTCCAGTCACCTGATTATCTTGGTCAACCACTTTTATCTGATATCCAGTACGAAATTGTTGAGGCAATGAGCCAGATCTATCGTAAAGAAGATTTGATAGAGATTATGGGCGATGTTGAAGGAACTAAACACTTTAGTAAGTACACCAAAAATGAATTAATTCTTCAACTTGGCAAGGGTAGCGGAAAAGACTTTATCTCAACAGTAGCCTGTGCATATGTAGTATATAAATTACTATGCCTAAAAGACCCAGCAATTTATTTTGGTAAGCCTGCAGGAGATGCTATTGATATCATTAACGTTGCTGTTAACGCACAACAGGCTAAGAACGTTTTCTTTAAAGGCTTTAAAACAAAGATTGAAAAATCACCTTGGTTTGCTGGAAAGTATAATGCAAAGGCTGACTCAATTGAGTTTGACAAAGCAATTACTGTTTACTCTGGACACTCAGAAAGAGAATCTCATGAGGGTTTGAACTTACTTATGGCAGTACTTGATGAGATTTCTGGTTTTGCAAGTGAGGTTGTATCTGGAAATGAACAAGGAAAGACTGCTGATAATATCTATAAAGCATTCCGTGGTTCAGTAGACTCTCGTTTCCCAGACCTTGGAAAAGTTGTTTTACTTTCCTTCCCACGATATCAGGGTGACTTTATTTCTCAACGATACGAATCTGTTATTGCTGACAAGGAAACGATTGAAAGAACACATACATTTATTATGAATGAAGACCTGCCACATGACGATCCAGGTAATCAATTTCAAATCTCGTGGGACGAAGACAACATTCTTCAATACAAAATTCCAAGGGTATATGCATTTAAAAGACCTACATGGGAAGTAAACCCAACCCGTAAGATAGAAGACTTTAAACTAGCATTCTATACTGACCTTGGTGATGCCATGATGCGTTTTGCTTGCATGCCAACCTATTCATCTGATGCTTTCTTTAAACAGATTGACAAAGTTGAGAAGTGCATGAACAGTAGAAATCCACTAGATTCATTTAGAAGGTTTGACGAAACGTTTGTACCAGATCCAGATAAGACATATTATATTCATGCTGACCTTGCACAAAAGCACGATAAGTGTGCGGTAGCAATTGCTCACGTAGACAAGTGGGTAAATATTCAGGTAATTAAAGACTATGAACAAGTAGCACCAATCGTAGTGGTAGATGCAGTGGCATGGTGGGAGCCAAGAGCAGAGGGACCAGTTAATCTATCTGAAGTTAAGCAGTGGATTATGAACCTACGCAGACAAGGTTTTAATATTGGGATGGTTTCGTTTGACCGTTGGCAATCATTTGATATTCAAAATGAGTTACAGGCCGTTGGAATTAGAACTGAGACAGTATCTGTTGCCAAGAAGCACTATGAAGATCTGGCTATGATGATTTATGAAGAGCGTGTTTCTATTCCAAGAATACCTATCCTATTAGAAGAAATGTCAGAACTTAAGATTATGAAGGGTAATCGTGTAGATCACCCACGCAAAAAATCTAAGGACCTTGCAGATGCCGTAACAGGTGCGGTATTTGGAGCAATATCACATACACCAAAGAATAATAATACTGAGATAGATGTCCATACCTGGTCTTCTTCTGCACGACTTGCAGAGAAAGACAGGGGTATGGTAGAATTAAGTAATCCAAAAATGCCTGACGATGTTAGAGATTTCTTGGACGGCTTTAATTTAATATAACATTCTAGTCATTGGACTAGATAAACTAACAAGGAGAAAGAATGAATTCATTTAAGAAACTCGCTCTTGCCATGGTTGCAGCCATGACATTGGGCACAATGGTAGCAACGCCTGCAAACGCTGCTGTAATGACAGTCGCTGTATCGCTTGATTCTGTAGCAAACACTACAAACTCTGCAATCGCAACGCCTGCATCATTGCCAGTCCCTGCAGACAACTCAGTAGATGCTGCTGATGCACTAAAGTTTGTAGCAACAGTTGATGTTGGAACAAGCGTAACTGTAGCAGCAACAAATGCAACAATTGTGTCTGCACTACACACAACTGCTGCACCAGTAGGAGCAACATCAGGATCATCATCTTTGACAGTTGCAACTGGTACAGGAACAACAGCAACATTTTATGTCTACACAAAGACAACAGCAATCGGTACAGTTGTAATCACTAACGGTGGAACACAACTTACATACTACGTACAGGGAACTGCTGGTAAGATTAATAATCTAACAGTATCTGCTCCTTCTGCTGGTGCTGCTGGTACAAAGCAAGACATCACAGTAACTGCAACAGACGTATTTGGAAACAAGGTTTCTGGTAAGTCAATTACTGCAACTGTATTTGCTGCAACAGCAACAGTTGACACAGCAACAGTATCAACTGGTGCAACACTTTCAGATTTTGGAGTTGCAAAGTTTAGCGCAACACTTCCAGCAACTGGAACACGTTCACTAATTATGTTTGCTCCAACAACTTCAACAGATGCTGCATCTGCAGATGTAGTTGGTCTAACTGCTCGTACTCTTGCACCATTTGCAGAAATTGCAGTTCGTGATCTAGTATCAGAACTTGCTGCTGAAAAGGCTGCAAAGGATGCAGCAATCGCTGCGAAGGCTGTTGCAGATGCTGCAGTTGTAAAGGCTGCTGCTGATGCAGTTGCTGCTAAGGCTGCTTCAGATGCTGCTCTTGTAGCAGAAAAGGCTGCTTCAGCAAAAGCACTAGCAGATGCAAAGGTTGCATCAGATGCAGCACTTGCTGCTAAGGATGCAGTAATTGCTAAGTTGACTGCAGACAATGCAGCAACATTGGCAAAGATCAAGGCATCATTTAATGCACTTGCCAAGCAGTGGAACACAAAGAATCCAAAGGCAAAGGTTGCTCTACTTAAGTAACCAAAACCTAAAAGTTTGGGAGTCAGGAAACTGGCTCCCTTTCTTTTTGTCTATATGTCTAACTGAATAATTTGATATAATAGGCAAGAGGAGAGTCCACCACTTGAATAAACTCTTGCGTATATTTACAGTTTTATTACTTGCTTTTGGATGGTTATTTATAGCACCAACAGAGGCTAATTCTGACGACCCTCTAACAGTTGCAGCCCAAAAGATTCAAAACCTTAATAGTGCAGTAGATAAATTAGACTACAAAGACGGTTTAATAGGCATGATTGACATAGCAGAGAACAAGTTTATGTATGCTAAAAATCTGCGGGATGTCAGAGACGCTGCTCAAGAAGACTATGAAGATGCAGTAGAAGCAGAGGAACTAGCCTTAGAAGAAGTAGACCTTGCCCAGTCCAATGTAGATGGCCAAACAGTAACAGTAGAACTTGCCCTTGACCACAAAGAAGATGCTCTTCAAGAAAAGAATGATGCACAGGATGCTCTCAGCATAGCCAACATTAATCTACAAACAGCACAGTCAAATATGCAGTCTGCTGGAGGACAAGGTTTATCTTATACTGTTTATCATCTAGCAAGATCATTTGGTGGAGTAGCAGTACCCAGCGGGGTAATCTGTTCTGGTAATTGGAACTCAAACTCTATGCAACTTCCAGTTTGTGGAAACAGATATGAAAACTTTATAGTTAAATTTACTGGACAGATAACAGTTCCAGAATGGTTCACATCAACAAAATTTGCAGGATATACAGATGATGGTTTTAGGATGTATATTGACGGAGCATTAGTTATTAATAACTGGGTTGAGCAAGGAGCAGCATGGAGTCAATACTCTCCAATATATAATGTAACTACAGATAAAACATTTGATGTAGAAATTTGGTGGTATAACGGTGGGGGACCAGGATCTTATCATCTTGGATGGGGAATACCATATGATTCATCTGGAAGTTTAGGTTGGACTGGTGCAGGTTGCGACTATGCTGGAAATCCAAGAGTGTGGGGACAAAACTTTAGTTGTAATCTTGATACATTTTCTTCTGGATCTGGACCAACACAAGCACAAACAGATGCTTACAATGAAGCACTTGAAACAAGAAATGCAGCACAACAAGATTATAACAATGCGTTATCAGAATACAATGACAAACTAAATGTTTATAATCAAGAGGTCGCAACATTAAATTCATTAAATCAAACATTAACCAATAAAGAATCTGAGTATGATAACGCAGTAAATGATACAGCAGATGCTTTGTCTGAAAATAACAATGCCATAAATGATTTTAATAATGCAGTCAATGATGTCAATGGTGCAATTGATAACGCATGGCGTTACTATGATGAACAATCGCAAAGAGAAATTCAAAGAGCAATTGCACAGGCTGCAGCAGCAGCCGCAAATCAACCTAAGCCAGAGCCATCTACAAAGCCAACTGTTGAACCAGAAAAGCCAAAGCCTTCTCCCCCACCAACAGAAAAGCCTGAGCCAAAACCAACTAATAATACTGCTACAGAAGAGCCAGGTCCAAAGCCTACACAGCCAGGACCAAAGCCTACACAACCAGGTCCAAAGCCAGAGCCACCAAAAGAAGAGCCTAAGCCTGAGCCAACAAAGCCAGAAGAACCTAAGCCTACACCTGCACCAACGCCTGAACCAAAGCCAGAGCCTACACCAGGGCCTCCTGTTGAGCCTTCTCCAGAGCCTAAGCCACTCCCAAGACCAGACTTTAAGCCAGCAGAAAATATTGATCCAGTTATCAAGGATGCTGAGTTAGCAGCACTTATTCCACAAAAGGGTACAGGAAACTCAGAAGATTTATCTGGAGTTATTGCAAACCTTACAAGCAAGGATAATAAATTAGTTAAACTTTCTGTAGAACAAACAGCAGCAGTAAGCCAAACACTTAAGTCTTTGACTCAAGAAGCAAAGCAAGAAGTTGCAGCAGACCTTGGAATTTCTACAGCAGAAGTTGCAAAGGTGGCAGAGGCAATGAAATCAGATCCTGCAGTTGCTGCAGCATTTGTTGAGTTCGCAGATAGAGCAGGGGATGCAGGAGATACCCCAATGCCATTTACACTAGCAGACGCAACTACAGAAGTACAGACAGAAGCATTCTTAGCAGACCCACTTGGAGCAGTATTTGAAGTGGATGTTACAGAACTCCTATCTAATTTCTCTGAATTAGGTATGGATATGACGGATGATCAGAGAGAAAAAGCACAAGAAGTAATTGTCCCAGTGGTCATTGCATCACAAATTGCAGGGGCAGTCATAAGGAGGAACAAATGAAAATAATCAATAAAGCCATCAACCTGGTAGGCAAAATGCTCAAGGGATTAGTTAAATGGTTTAAAGACGCAGGTATGGAACTAATTGCACAGGCATTCACCCTCCTTGGCTTCTTTATCGCATGGCTAACTTTGACGGGATCAGCAAGAGACATTGTTGGTATTGCTGTAATGGCAACAACAATTATCTGGCTAATCACAATCCCGCTAAGAAAAGAGGATAAATAATGAAAGATAAATTAATGTGGGTAATTACCCTAGGTATATTAGGTTTCATTGGTCTTGTAGTTATTGGAGAATATGCTTCAATGCTTCTCCAACAATCAACATCAGGTGAAAAATATGGAACAAACGAAGATGCAATCGCATTAGTACAAAATGCACTGGTAGGACTAATAGGAATTATTGGTGGCTACTTTGCAGGAAAAGGAGAAAAATAATGGCAACTAAAAAAATAGTAGAACCCCCAAAGCAGGAGCACCCACAGAAAGCAATAACAAATATTCTAATGAGAATTCTTGCGGTATTCGCAGCATCAGGACTATCAGTCTTGGGAGCAGGAGCCGTAGTAGGAATTGACACAGTTCAGGCAGTTATGCTTGCAGGACTATTAGGAGTAGCAACAGTTATTGAAAGGCTGGCTAGGGCTTTTTTGGACGATGGAAAACTATCATTGGCAGAAATCAATGATGCGTTTAAATCAGTAGACAAAAAGGCTAATTAGTCATATTTTAGACCTTGCTTGACACCCCTCCTGGGGAACTGGTATACTTAAATATACCTAATCTGGGAGGGGTTTGTCATGACTTGCATCGCTGTTGTACGCCATGAAGATAAAGTTTATATGGCTGGAGATCGTGGAGCATCAGATGATGGAACCATCCTAGCACTTGAAGCACCAAAGGTTTGGAAGATAGGCCCATACTTAATTGGGTATGCAGGTGCAATGGACGGAGAAAGAATCCGTTATAACTTTAAGCCATCTGCACCTAATATTAAAGACACAGATAGGTTCATGCAGACAAGATTTGTCAAAGAACTAAAAGAATTTTATAATGAGTTCTGGGTAGACACATCTAAAGATGGAGACCTTGGTTTAATCATTTGTGTTCGTGGTCAAATCTATGAACATAGTTCTGCAGATATGTCTTTATCTAAATATAACTTGCCATATTTGGCTATGGGTTCTGGAGCAGAGTATGCCTACGGTGTTTTATATGCAACAGATAAGCAGAAAAATGCAAGAAATAGAGTTATACAAGCAGTAAATGCTGCAATTAAATTTAATCCATCATGCATGGGCCCAGTTGACGTAGTAAGTCTTTAGGAGTATACTTATAATATGTCCGAAGAATGGAAAGAAATTTTAAACAATATGCAAGACAAAGACTTAGACTATAAAGAGTTTGAGATTTGGCTTGAAAATGGAATTGAACGGGGATGGGTAACTGAACCGTTCTGTAATACTCATGAGGGTGATCCTTATATGAATGAAGAAGAGCAACAAGAATGGGAAGAGGGCGGAGACCCTTGCCAAGTAGTAATTAAAATCAAAGAAAACTAACAGGGAGAAAAAATGAAAAAAGTAAAAAATATTTTTATGGGAATTTTGTTGGTTGCTGGAATTGTAACAGGATTTTCTGCAAGTCCTGCTAATGCAGATCCATGCAGTGCATCAGATCCTTGCATGACATTTGCTGAGGTAGATTCTTCTAATGTTGTAGTTAATATTATAGTATGCCAACCATCAGTGTGTGGAGCATCTGGTTCTTGGGCTGGAGTTCATCCAGGTAATGGAAATAAATTAGTGCCACAAGTTGCTGCAAATCCAGTGACACATGAAAATATGGGTGGATATAGAAATGGTCCAGGTAATTCTCAAGTTACTGAATCAAATGGAACATTTACTTTAAACGGTGATGCAGGACCAATCGTAAGAACAAAGGTAATTGAAACTAATGAACAAACTACGATAGTAAATACAGTAGTTAATTCAACTGGGCCAAAAGGATTTTCTTATGAAGATACTGTTTCTGATCCAAGTTCTATCAATATGCGTCCAGTAAATGAATTGCCAAACGACACTGGAGCGCAAGTCAATATTACAAATATCAATAAAGAAGATAATTCTCAAATTTCTATTAATGAAAGTTTTGAAGAAAGAGTTAGTGAGTCTAATTTTGAAAATACAATAAATTCTAAGTATTCTTTTGATATTGATTTAATTACTTTAATAACTATTAATTGGGATTTAATTCTTAACTTTTTAGATATTTGGTTTTTAAAGTAATTCTTAATAAAGGTTTTGGTCTGTAACTCAGTTGGTAGAGTGCCGAACTGTTAATTCGGAAGTCGCAGGATCGTGACCTGCCAGACCAGCAAAAGCGAGTGTTGCATAATGGTAGTGCTTCTGCCTTCCAAGCAGATGGTGCCAGTTCAATTCTGGTCACTCGCTCCAATGGCCCTATCTTCTAGTGGTTAGGATACCAGGCTTTCATATTGGTGAGCAGAGTTCAATTCTCTGTAGGGCTGCTAAAAGTTTGATATAATATATAAGTACCTGCCGATTGGGGGTACATTAACTTATTCGCTTGAAAGGGGAATAAAATGGTAGTAACACATGCAATGGATCTATTCAATGATCCTTTTTTTATTGGCTTTAACAGAGAGTTAGGCCGTTTAAACACAGCACACAAAACAAACTCACAGTCATATCCTCCATACGATCTTCTAAAACTAGACGAAGATACATATAGAATTTCTTTGGCTGTTGCTGGATTTGCCAGGGAAGATATTAATATCTCAGTAGACAATGGAACTCTTATTATTAAGGGTGAGATTGTAGAGGTAATAGATGCCGAAGTTGTTCATAAAGGTATTGCTGGTCGTAAATTTGTACGATCATTTGCTCTTGGAGAATATATGGAAGTAACTGGTGCAGAAATGAAAGATGGTATGCTCCACATTAATGTAGATCGTGTCATCCCTGAAGATAAAAAGCCAAAGACTATTGAAATCAAACTTGCTAAAAAGTAGTATATAGGCTATAATTATATAAAAGACCTAGGCATGTCTTTAAACTGCCCCTTAATTTTAGGAGATAAACATGGCAGCAAAATGTAGTCTAGAAGCAATCATTGAGGTTGCAAAGAAAGAGTTAGGAACCATTGAAGGTCCTAAAGATAACGAAACAAAGTACGGTGCATGGATAAAGGTAAACTTCCAACCATGGTGCCAGTCGTTCGTTTCTTGGTGTGCATTTACTGCGGGGGTAGCAAAGTTTCCAAAGTCTGCATCAACAGTAGCAGCATCAGATCAGTTTAAAAAAGAAGGTCGTTGGTCAGATGCTCGTAATGATGATCCAATGCCAGGAGACTGGATTTATTTTGATTTCCCAGATGATGGTGTAAATCGTATTTCACATGTTGGTCTTTGCATTAAGAATAATGGCGATGGAACTATCCAAGTTATTGAAGGAAATACTTCAGGAACTGCAAAAGGAGACCAGCGCAATGGTGGAATGTGTGTTGAAAAAACTCGTGCTTATGTAAAGAACAACAAGAAAAAGTTACTTAATGCTGTAGTTGGTTGGGGTCGTCCAGTTTATGCTGGTGAAGAAAATGCTCCACTACTAAATAAGTTAGCAACAGCGCCAGCCAAGGCAACATCACCAGATGCTGCTAAAAAGGCTTCAACAACTCAAAACATCAAGAAGTCTTCTGGTGCGAGCAAAGGAAATCAGGTTAAGTAATTGCCAGTTTATGAATACAAATGTACAGGACAATGTTCTGAAATTGTAATCAAACAAAGATCTATTAAAGATACCGATCCAGGGTATGAGTGTGAAACTTGCACTCTACCGCTGGAACGTGTATACTCTAATGTAACAGCAGTATTCAACGGTAGTGGATTTTATTCCACTGATAACAGAAAGTAGCGGTATACTATGAACATGACAATGACAGAAGAAGTTGTTCAAAAAGAGTGGCTATTAAAAGCAACAGATCGTTGTGATTCTTGTCCATCAGAAGCACTTGTAAAAGTAACTGGAATATCTGGAGATTTAATGTTTTGTGGACACCACTATAACAAGATTATGAATAATGCAGAAGGATATAAAAATATGATGTCTTTTGCTCTTACTATTATTGACGAACGAGAAAAGTTGGCGGTGTAAATAATGTATGAATACTATGTAAGAAAAGTAGAGAATGTAGTAGATGGAGACACCATTGACGTTCTTATTGATTTAGGGTTTGATATCCTATTTGCATCTCGTGTTAGACTTGCTGGTATTGATACCCCTGAGTCTCGCACAAAAGATCTTGCTGAAAAGGCTCTTGGTCTAGAAGCCAAGGAGTATCTAAAGAAGTCTTTAAAGGATGCTAAGTCTGTTGTAATTAAGACTGAGAAGATGGATTCATCTGAAAAGTATGGTCGCATTTTGGGTTGGGTATATGTAGATGGAAACACAGTATCTCTTAATGATATGATGATAAATGATGGCTATGCATGGGGATACCTTGGAGATACTAAGGTAAAAGATTTTACAGCACTTAAAAAGGCTAGACTAAAATCAGGTAAATAATGGACATAAAAAGTCAAGCGTTATTAGAGCATTTAATAATGCAAGGTGCAATTGAAATGTCTGGGATTGATCAAGCAGGCGAAATGACATACTCAATTACTGATAAACTACAAGAGGTTCATCCAGAACTATATATGCAACTTAGAGATGAGTTTGAATACAATATGTTTGAAATGATAGATCAAGGACCAAAAGTTATGACATGGAGAATTAGGTTAAAATAAATGAATAATAAAAATGACTTTTTAATTGATGATGATTTTTTAACGATAGAAGAACAAAATCAAATAAAAAATTTTATGGTGTCTAAATCATACCCATGGTTTTTTATTCCTTCTACAGCCTCACATAATTTAGAAAATTATGCATCTTTTGCAACCAACGAAACTAAAGAAACTTTTATGTTTGAATCAATATTATTTGATGGAACTAACCAACTATCTCCATATGCTGAATTATTTATAGAAAATATTTTTAAAAAATTTGTTCAAAAAAATAATATTAGTGTTAATAATATTTTGCGTGCTAAAACAAACCTAGTTACTAGGCAAACAAAAACCTCAAATCAGTCAGTACATGTTGATCTTGATAGCCCCCATAATGTTTTTCTTTATTATGTTAATGATAGTGATGGAGATACAGTTTTTTATAATGAAAAATTTAATGGTAAAAAACAACACTTAAGTATAAGGAAAAGCGTTTCTCCTAAAATGGGTAGAGGTGTATTTTTTGATGGCCATATATATCATGCGCCATCTACGCCAATACAAAATGATTATAGATGTGTTCTTAATATTGATT